CTGATATTAATAATCTATCTGCAATAAGATCTAGTGGTGCTTGTAAAGTTGCTGCTAAAAAGGCAGCTCCCTCACTAACTTCTATTTTATTACCTTTTTCTATTTCTTCTTTTTGTGCCTCTCTATTAGCCCCATAAAAAAATGGTAAATTTGCACCTAAGCCTCCTATAATCGTACCAGCTGCAACCCCCACAGGACCAAATGGTGCACCCGCAGCAGCACCTGCTCCTGAACCCGCTAAAGTATAACCAAGATTTGGTATTTGTTCTCCTAACGTAGATGCAGTCCAATCGAAAAAACTACCTATGTCATCTATATTTTTTAATCTTACAGCCTTATCCGAGTTAGCTTGTATCTCTTCCTTATTGCGTTTAACAACTTCTGCACCATAATCTTCTATAGGTTCTATGCCAGTTAACTTACCTACACCCTCAGCAGCACTACCTAAGCTTTTTTGAATAAGATCAACACCCCTGCCAAAAGCTTGTGTGAATATAGAACTTTCATCCTCATCCTCCACAGAACGTTGTGGTTTTTCATTTTCTAAAATAAAATTTGATATTGCGATGTCTTCCTCAGCATTTGGAACATCACCCGCTATCTTAAATGTATAAAGTTCATTCGTTAAATTGCTTCTAACATCAAAAAACCCCATAGTTACTTATCCTTTTTAGTAAGATCTAAATCAACCTCTCTAAAGTTTGCATAACCAGGAAATTCTCTAATTAACCGTAAGGTTTCTTTTATATTGTTATCTATATTTTTCACAGCTTCAGGATCTGATGTAGTTAAATCTTTGGCATATTCAGTTTTTAAAGTTCTAAACCTATTAAGATTTGTAAATAACTCAGGTAATGTTAATCCTTTTTTAGAGGCTTTTGCAAGTTTGGCTCTAGCATTAATTAAATCTATCACCCCTTCTGTATATCTTTTCCTAGCAGCTGCTACCGCATCTAATCCTTCTCCTGCTGCCTCTGATATTGTTTTTGTTGGATCGGCTAAAGCTAACCCTGCTCTGGCTAAGGCTAAATATTTATCAACTTCTTTATCTTTTTGTAATCTTTCTTGTAAATTTATAATGTCTTGTTCTAATGATGATGTTGTTGATGTTCCTGGTACTGAACCTACTGCTGGTCTAAAAGTACGAGTAGTGTCTTGATCTTTTTTATTCTTATCTGTTGTGTCTTTTACTGTGCCATCTTTTTTCAATTCTACTTCTTTTTTTACTACCCTTGTTTTACCAGAAGCATCTTTTTCTGTAACATTTGTTTTAACAAATTGTTTACCGTCTTTAGTAATTATTTCTCCCTCATTTGTATCTACCGCAGGTTCACCAAAAACATCTTTTGAATCAATAAAACCTGCTTGTGCACGACTTGCTTTTTCTAAGTTTAGTAAATCTTGATATGATGTTAATGGTTTAGGTAATTTTGATCCTGAAACTTCATCAGATTCATCAAAAGGTCTAAGACCAGCACCATAAGCTGCTTCAAATCCTATCTCACCAGGCTGGAGAGATCTTTTTCCTGCTAAAAATCTTGGAAGAAACATGTCTGGTCTATCTAATCCTGCTGGACCAAATTCACCCGCCATAGAATTATCTTTTTCTTTTTTAGGACCTGCTACAGCTGTTCTAATCAATCCTAACCCACCATCATCATCATCAAAACTCTCTCTACCATAATTCACAATTAACTCATTAACAACTGATGGATCATCTGTTTTAGAGCTTTGAATCATTAGATTATAATCTTGATCTGTAAATGGTTGTTGATTTTTATTTTCAAATTTTACAATAGATTTCATTATCTGTGCTTTTGTATTATCATCATCTAAATCTATTTCAGAATCCGTACTAACACCTAAATCTCGTGCTATGAAACTTTTATAATTTTTTCTTGATGCTTCTGTATTATCTTTTTTTGGTGCATATCTATCTATCATGGCATCAATATTGTTTATTCCATAATCTCTTTTATACGTTGATAGTATTCTAGACAAAGCCCTGCCACCAAAAATTGGATTTTTAAATGTTGCATAACCTCCACCTTGACCTGTCTCACCTATAAATTCACCTGTTGGTCTAATGTTTCCAGGATTATTCTGCCTAAAACCAATTGTTTGACCTCCCTTTTGCATCTCCATAGGCTCTGAGAGACCCTTCATTTTTTTTACAAACTCCGCCATCTCTTCCATAGACATGTTAGAAAAGTCCATGTCTTCTTGATCTCCTAACAATCCACCTCCTTGCATTTGCATTGGTTGTCTCATACTCATTGGCATGGATGTGCCTACCCCTCCAGAAAGTTCACTTGCACTTTTTGGAGCTAAAGCCTCAGCTAATTGTGGTAACCCTTCTTGTGGCATACCCGCCATGACAACTGCCTCTTGTGCTACAGTTGGTTCATTTGCAGACATTCTAGCATTGAAGTCATCTTTTACTCTTTTTCTTCTGGTTAACTCAGATAAAACTAAAAACTGTGGAGCTATGCCAGATGGGCTTTGTATCTCATCAACTAACTGTTGCTCTGAAAAGTTTTTTAAATCATCCTGAACTTGTATAATATTCATCATATGCCAGTTAACCCTTTATATAAACCTAACCCTGCGATGCCTGTGCCTAATATATCTCTGACAGGATTATACTGTGTAAACTTTTGTGTTTCTGTGGATGGTTGTACAGGCACACCTCTTAGTATTGAAGACAAGAATGTTAAACTTTCTCTAGGAAAATCTCTTTGTCTTACAAAATCTTCATAAGATAAATCTAAACCAGCTTGTCTTGCCGCTTGTTCATCCTTGCCTATTTGCTCTAGAAGCTGTGCTGCTTGTACATCACCAGCTCTTGCTTTGTCTCCAAGAGCAGCTAACTGAGCTGCTTGTTGTGTTGCACTTTCAGCCGCAGATATACCCAGTCTTTCACCTGCTTCTCTTGCGGCTCTATCTCTTTCAAATTGTGTTTGAGCTTGTTCAAACGCTTTTTGCTGCCCTGTAGCTTGTATTTGTGCAAGTCTATCTCTTAGCTCTTCACCAGCTAATGCTTCCGCAACAGCTGACCTACTGCCACCAAAAGCACCAGCTTGTATTGCTTGTTGATCTCTGGCAGCTCTAGCCCTATCAAAGTCTAAGACCGCTTGTGCTTTTTCTACATCCACAACATTCTGCATAAATGGAGACATATATTGTTGAGCTATACCTGCATCTGTAAACATTTGAGGTCTGAAATCAAAAGTCTGAGCAGCTCTTCCAATTCCTGCTGTGGTTGCAGCTTGTGCTGTGGGCAGTCCTTCGATACCTCGACCCGCTAGATCTCTTACTCTAGCTCTAGACTGAATTACATCTTGTCCTGTATCCGCAAGTCTTTGCCCAGGAAAACCTTCATAGTCTCTTTTTGATTCTGCTTCAGATCTCTGTAGTAATCTTTCAAAGTAAGGCTGAACATATTTCGGTAAATTACTTTGAACTACGGTTTGTTCTGTTGGTGTTGGTTGAGATCTACCTTTACCCATTATTTAACTCCATACGATATGCAATATACTCAGGTTGCCATTTAAATTTTTGTAAAATCTTTTTCCATGCTTTTCTGCCATAACCCTCAAGATGTTCACATCCACAGTCTCTGGCAAATTCTTCTAATCTTTGCAATGCCAAGGGTAACCACTCTGTCATGCGCTTACCACCAACCCAATCCATAGCCATAGCTTTTCTATTGGGATACTTTATAATTCTTGTTGTGATTGCAGCTATCACCTTATCATCACCTTTATCGTCTATAATTAACCAAAGATTGTACAATCCTTCTGTTAAATCATTATAAATATCATCAATATGATATTTACCTTTACTTGTTTGTATAGCTTGATTTAGTAAAGAACTTACATCAGACCAAACTATATCTATTGCCTCACGAGGTACAGCAGTACAAATCATGCAGGTAACATCTCATCTGCTGGTACATCATCAGGCTGTTCTGTCATGCCTGTTCTCATTTGTCTAACTCTATCCATCATGTCATAAAGTCTTCTAGATCCTGCATCTGATGAACCATTACCTAATCCGCTTACAACATCTGCTGGAACAATAAACTCACCATCACTCAGTAATACGTCTTGCTCTCCTTCTAAAGTAGCTGGAACCATGTCATCCATACCATCTCCCGTTCCCTCTACCATGCCTTCAGATGCCTCTACATTTTCATCAAATGTCCCATCTTGCACTTTTAATACTAAATCTTTTAGTGCTTCTTCACCAAATCTAGCTACAAAAACACCTAAAACTTCCTCTGGGTTTGGTAATTCATTTTGTATCGCATCCACAGTTTTACTTATTAGCTCTTTATCATTCATCTCAGATGCATCTTGTTCCATAGAAGCTAATCCACCTTCAGCAAAATTTCTAGGAAATCTAAAATCTATTTCAGGATCAAACCCTGGTCTATATCCAACTGGTATTTTTGCATCTAATCTCTTTGGCTTTACGCCCTCTGGAGCATCACCGATAATCTCATCTTCTTTTTTTGGCATCATAGGTTTTGTGCCTAAACCTGCTAGAGCACCTGCACCTAAAGCAGCTGGTGATTTTAATGATTCAAAAAATGTTGGAGCCGCAGCTGTGTTAGTTGATAAAGATGATAAAGCATTAGGATCAACAAAAGCACTAGTACCACCACCAGTCATTGCTGGTGAAAAAGATGAACCAATAGCACTTTGTGTTTGAGCACCAGCAGTTTTGGCTAAAGCATCACTTCCTGCTCCCCCTATCTTTCCTCCTAAATAACCGCCTAATCCACCTAACGCAGCAGCTTGGAGTGCTTCACTACCCGTTCTTCCTTCTAACAAAGCCCCTAACCCTGAACCTATTGCTGTGGCAGCAAAAGCAGGAACTGCAAATCCAGCTGTACCCAATATAGCTGGTGCTGCTAAACCTAGTATTGCAGATAACATCCCAAACTCCTTTTTTTTAAGTATATCATAAGGTTTTTATCTCGTGAACCCATATTAATTTTTCTATTCTTCTTTGTCTAGTCTTTTACTTGTTATACCTTTGCAAACGGGACACTTGTAAACATCTGCTAATTCTGTTTTTACTAATACCACTTTGCATCTTTCACATAATTCTTGTTCCATTTTATCACTCGTGTGTATCCTTAAATGTCTAAATAAATCTTGTATTATTTTAATTTCTTCTTTCTTTTTGCTTGAGCAAAGTTTTTGGCTGTAGGTGCACCCTTTGCACCTTTCTTTCTCATTTTCTCACCACTACCTGCTTTTATTCTTTTTCTTTTTGCATGTATGTTTCTATATAAACTCATTTTTTCATATTCTCCCTAGCTACACCTCTTGACTTTTCAAAAGATCTCATGCCCCCCAATCCTAATAATGAAAGGGTTAAGGTCATAAGTTCACCTGTCTGAAGACTTGGTAAAGTTACATCAGGCATCCAGATAGAAGTAACCCACTCTGCAATAGGCATAATAAAAAATTGAGTTAGGAGCCCAAGAGCACAGATCCACATTATGGCGGGGCGAGCACCTGCCACAAATAATGATGGATGCTTCGCCTGTTCTGCATTTGCAGCGATTTGACCTTTTGCTAGTTCCTGAGCATGACGAGAAGCAAGGGTTGCCAAATCATGGCTTAATCTAGCCTGTTGATCTTTGTCTTTGATAAATTTTCCAACCAGACTTGTAACTGGTCCTATAAGTGCTTGTAACATTAATATAACCTCATATCTTTATTTACATTTACTAACTTACAGTAACAATCATACTTTTTAATTTCACCTTGTATTTTAATCTCCTGTTTAGTTAGTCTATCTTTATAATAATTACAGTTATTAACACTGGCTAAATACATCGTGCCCGCTGGTAATCCTGATAAATAACATAACAGGACAAATGCAGGCTTCATGTCACAACCTTTACTGTACCACTATCATTATATAAAGCTCCTGTTTCTAATCCTGTAGCACTTGTTGGCAAATCTGTTAAAGTTATTTTTGTAGCTCTAAGTTCTCCAGGATTTCTTTCTTGTAAAATAAATATTTGCAAAGCTCTAACCAAATCCTCAAGGTAAGCTCTATCTATTATTTCAGGTGGTGTAGGCAACCTAGGTGGTGGTACATTTACTAATGCCATTATCTTCTACCATCCTCTCTTACATCTATTCTTGGGGTTCCCATTTTAAATTTACAACCAGTAGCTGATGAAGCAAGCTTTATTGCAAATGATCTGCCTCGTATTCTATAATCTAATTTTTCTGTAAACTGCTCTACAGGACTGGTTGCTGTTCTTGTTGCAGTACCATCGCTAGTTTGTAAAAAATCAGCCCCAGGAAAATCTCTTGCCTTTACAGTAAATGTTGCGTTTGGTGAACTACCTGTTGTAGATCCTATAAATGTTAAATCAGGTATAACTCTTCGTATTGATAAAAACTTATCACCATCACCTATATCCATAGGAGCAGACTCAACAAAAGCGGTCATGGCACTTGTATCATCATCAAATCCTGACTCATGATTAAATAGATAAGAACTACCAGCTGCAATAGGAAATGTCCTAACACCCCTATCTATCCATGCTGTTCTCACAATATTTCCATAATACCAAACTTTTTCATTATAATTATATATTACATATTTATCATTTTCAGTAGAGGTTAATGATGGATAAAACCACCACACCTCACCAAATTCAGAATTGATACCAGCTACAACCTTGTCTTTTTCTTCCATATTAAAATCTAAAAAAACTTTATCTTTAACCGTGCACGGTAATTGAGAAGTCTGTCCAGCATGTATGTAAAAATTATCTATCCCCATCCAATACACAACATCCTCTGTGGCTATGGCGGAGGCTGGGGACATTATTGTGATATTAGATGCAAGCTGTGATATACCAAATGTAAATGGAGGTCCTATAAACTGCATACTATGTAAAGATTTATCCGTATAAACTAATATTTCTCTTTTTGTCTCTACAGCTTGTACAAAGGTAGAGCCTGCACCTAATCTTAAATCACCAGCGGTGTTCGTGGTTGTAGGAAACCAATCTACAGGATTTTCTTGACTGCTAAATCTTATTAATAAAGGATCTTGTATACCATCACCTTGTGTCGCAGAACTACTACCACCAACTCCATCACAACCAAAAGCTATAACATGTCTGTCTACATCAGATACTAATATTTGTTTTGCTTTTGTAGGAACACTTTTCTCACCACTAAATGTGGATGTAGCACTAAGTTCTACGGCTCTAGAATCCAGTCCGTTTGTTTTATCCCAATAAAATAAACCAGAATCTCTAGGATTGATAATTAAATCTTCTCCAAAATTATCATGAGACCACGTTCTTATTTGTGCTCCTGCAACTGTAACACTTGCAGCATTTCCCCAGCCAACAAAATCATCCGATGAATCTGCATTTCCTAATATTAAAAACACCACCGAACCATCTGCATGCGAACTTGCCTCTGTGCCGCTTTGTGCTCTAGTAACAGTTAAATCATTTGTTGCTACATTTGTTACTTTTAATATTTCTTCTTCTATTAATATCAAATCGTTGGTTGCTATGCCAGTCCCGCTCGTTACAGTAAGTGTGGTATCTGAGTCACTATATGTGCCTCCTTCATTTATTGTAGTCGATAAAGCACCACTTGTTGTTCCTCCCCATTGACCTGCACTCCATCCTGTGCCTCCAACAGTATTATCTAATCCTGTATTTACCTGATATGTTCCAACTGTGCTTGATCCCCCATTACCCGTATCAGATGAGTTTGCAGTAACACTTACAGTTATTTCATATTTATTTGATGCAACAAATCGAGTTATTTGATGTTCTGCATTTAATATAGAAGCTGTTACCAAGCCCCCTAAACTTACAGCATCAGAGAAGGTTACAAAATCATTTACAATAGCTCCATGACCCGCATCTGTAACGGTAATTATATTGGAGCCATTAGATGCAGCAAAAGTCACATCACCTGCACTTGTTGTTAATCTAATGGGTGTAATATCATTAAAATCTTCTCCTTGCTCTATGTAATATTTTAAATGTGTTCCAACTCCTAAAAAGTCTGAGCCATCTAAAGCGACCCAGTTGTGCAATCTTCTGGCTGATCCAAGATATGTGTTTTGACTATATTTTATCCAACCTCCTATTTTTTCTGGATACCCATTTCTAAATCTAACTTTATCACAATCAAAATATCCATTTTCATTACTTAATCCAGTTATGTCTCTATTTATACCAGGATTAAATTTTAGAGTTTGTAATGTCATTATGAACTACCTCCCAATCTTGTGCCGTTAGCTGTGAATGTAGTTGTGCTAGTTCCATCTAAAAATTTACCTGCCGCACCACCAGATCCAGGAGCACCAAATGCACCTCCACCTGCACCCCCTGATCCTGCCTGTCCTAAATCTCCACCATCTCCTCCAGCAGTTGCAGCACCAGATCCTGAACCGCTTCCGCCATTCGTAGCCGTACCATCAGATCCAGTTCCTCCTTGAGTTCCATTGCCTTGTCCACCAGCACCTACTATGGTACCAGCTCCGCCACCGCCTCCTCCGCCTCCAGCGGTATCAACAACATCACCAGCACCACCGCCACCACCACCTCCAGCGATTGTACCGCTTGTGTTATCTATGATTGTTGTCATTGTTGTTTTTAAAGCTGTTCCTCCATCTCCACCATCTTTATTTGATTTACCATCTGCGTTAGTGCTTCGACCATTATTACCATCATTATTTATTCCACCACGACCACCAGCACCTCTAATAGTACCATTATTTGTTATATTTAAAATAGATCCTGTTGTTGCAAAACCTATTGTTCCTGTTTGGAAAGAGGGCGTTGTATGTGAAGTTGATCCTATTACCACACCTGCATTTATTGTTAAATTTATTCTCACTCTGTCCGTGCCATTATAACTTGTGTTACCTGCTAGATGTGTAGCTAAATTAAAATCATTTGTACTAGAACTTATAGTAATATTAAATACGAGTTCTCCACCTGAGCCAAATCCTAAAACATTGTAACCAAAATTTGTCATTATGTGTCATTCTTTGCATCTGTTGTAAAAAATATTTTAATACCAAGTAACCTAGCATCACCGCTTTGATCATCTTCAGAAACATCTCTCATAACTTGAAAGAATACAAACTCATCTGTAGATGGTGAACCTGCGATAGTTACAGCACCACTCTCTGCTGTGACATTTAAATCATTGGAGGTCCCACTGTGTGCTTTAGCTGTTGCTACAACATTTGTACCAAAAGCTGTATTACAGGAACCATCGTCAGCAATAGCAACTCCTGATAATCCCCATGCTACAGTACCCGTGTTTGTTCCCGTTACAGTAAAAAAAGCTTGAAAAGTTATTGTACCTTCGTTCCAAGACTTTGGAAAAGCTACAGTAAACTGTGCATTTTCATCTGAGCTTGGATCAAAATCCAATACTTTAATTTCAGGACCATTTGATAACTCTACTTGTGTAAGTGTAGAGCAACCGTTTGTTGTGTTAGGATACATGGCAGAGGCTGGTACATAGATTGTTTCTTTACCTGCTACCTTTACAGCTGAACCACCAGCCTGTACCGTACCTGTTCCATTCGGCGCAATGTTAATATTCCCATCAGCTCCATCTGTTATTGTTATTGTTCCTGAGTCTGTGCCAGAATTTGTATTTAAAATTAGGTCTCCTGTTCCGTTTGTTGTAATAGTTGCATTAGCATTATTATCTCCAACTTGCACCGTGTCAGCTTGTAAAGTAACATCTCCTGTACCATTAGGAACTATGTCTATATTTCTATTAGATGTAGAAACTATATCAAAAGTCGATATATCTAAGTCAGCACCTAATTGAGGACTGGCATCTAAAGACAATTCTACTGTTTGTTTTGTAACCGCAGCACCAGATCCCGCACCATCTGAAAATACCCACGCAATCTCACCATTAGATATAGTGGCATTATCTCCTGATCCTTGAGATAATATAACTGAGTATGGTCCAGAACTACCAGAGTCTGTTGTGGCATTTTTAACTAAATATACTTTATCCTGATCATTAGGTGATATAGTAACTGTATTGTTAGCTCCAAGTGCCCCTGTAAATACTAGCACTTTAAACCCACCATCAGAAAGAGCACCATCTGTTGTAGTAAGTGTATGTGTTGTTCCAGATAACGATATTGATCCTACACCATTTATAGCTCTATCAATTATGTCAAAATTTAGATTTGTGGTGGTTCCCCAAGTTCCAGCTTGTTCACCAGAACCTATTTTTTCTACCCCTAAATTTGTTGTATAAGAACTTGGCATGTTTCCCTCTTTAATTTATTTCTGTGTATGTTTCTGTTCCAGTAGGCGTTATTTCTGTCCATGTTTCTGTTCCAGAAGGCGTAATCTCAGTATATGACTCATTTGCATCTGGTACTATTTCTATAAACAGTATATCTCCCGAAGCTGTTTTTGTAAAATTTAAATCACTTGATGAAACTCCTGATAATAATAACCCACCAGATGTAGTTTGTTCAAACTCTAAACTAACAGTGGAACTTGTATCATTTACTAATAAAATATTCTCTGTTGTCTGAATAAAATTAAATTCTAATTCTGCTGTTCCTAATTTTTGAAATCCCCCTGCAACACTGGTATTAAAGTTAGCACTTTGTTCAGAAGAAGCAAAATGTAAAACAGAATGATCTGCAAAAGCATGTTCACAGAAAGCTCCTAATCCTAACAACATTTATGCAAGATCTCCAAATATAAGATGTGCCGCAGCGGCATCTACCTTTGTTGTAGTACCACCGCCATGTGTGCCAGTCAATATTGGTAAAGAACCTGTTGCTTGAGTCGCACCTTCCACAAAGATGAATGTTGTATTTTTATCGCCATCAATGCCTTGACCACTGTAGGCATATTCTGCATTACCGAAAGCATTTGAAAAACTTGGAGTCAATTCTCCACTTCCATCATCAGCTATACTTGACACATTTAAACTATCGTCAGACGCAAAATCAGTTCCGTGATTGAACCAAACTTTACACAGACCTTGTTGAAGATTTGTTGTGTTACCAGTTGATCCGCTAGATGTAACACCTGCTTCTCCATGAACAGCAGTTGATCCACTTGTTATTAATCTTGCTAAGTCAGATGCTTTGCTCATGCCAAATCTCCTAGAATTGAACTACAGGCATCATTAGCGGGGTCTGCAAAAGAACTATCCCAGAATCCAACATTGTTTTGACTGGTTGTTCTGGTGTCGGATAAATTACCAACATAATTCATTGATAAATAAGTTTCGTAATTGCTTGTGTTGTTTATATAAGATGCAGATGAACTAGACGCATAGTTTGTATTGCCCATATTTGAAGTTAAATTGTAGGAATATATCCCAGTTCCATCGTCTACCAATGATGAAATATTATTGCTATCATGCACTGTCGTTCCATCCCCAGAAAATGCAATCCATGCCTTTGCACTACCATTTGCTACAAAACTCGTAGCAATACTATTGTTACTACTTGCATCTGTTATTGTGTTTACTCTTAATATACTAGCCATTATGCAAGGTCTCCATCTATATTAACATAGTTTTGTAACATATCTGATTGAACAGAATTATTGTAACAAGTTGATGTTAACAAAGTGCTTGTTGTCAATGCAGTATCTTCACTACCACTTACAAAAGAAGGATGAGCATCATAGTTTTCATCTGTAGCACCCCTTAATCCTGCAAACTGTGGACAGTAATCATTACTTGCAAAATTGTTAGTAAACCCTAATGTGTAATCTCCTGTTCCTCTATCTGTTAAACTGGCATGATTAAAACTATCTCTGACTGAAACTGTGTCTTTACCATTATAATTAACCCAATATTTAGCTAGTCCTTGTTGCAGATTAGTTGTTGTACTATTACCTTCACCTGTAACAGATATGGACCCTGCTGTGGTTACACCTGTAAATTTATCTACTTTAAGTTCACTAGCCATTATGCTAAGTCTCCTCCAACCATACCCATTATGTATTCAATATCAAATGCAGC